CAGTGAAACTTACCATATGCAGCTTTCGACGGAGCACCAGTGTCCCCAGACGCGAATGAAATCTTAAGATCAGGGTAAGCGTCTACATAAGCTGCATACAAAGGATCAGCTGGGAGCATACGATTTTCTTTTATACCAAATTTCTCCCAATGCTGCCTACCATACTCCTCTAAAGAGTTCCCGTATCTGGATCGGTAAAGATTTGTACCCCGATTCCACATATTAATGATATCAGGATAGCTATTAGCGTATTCTGAATAAACTCCCATTATCCGTTATCCTCCATATATTGGATGACCCACTCAACGACACTACGCTGACCAGATCGGTACATAATCTTTTCCATTGAATCTTCAGGTGTAGGGTTAGTGGGTGGGAAGGTTTCTTCTAGTTTGGTGAGCATGGCATTAGCTGTCATGCCACGTATATCAAGCAGGGTTAGATCCTGAGTCACTATTCAAATCCTCCATTACTTGCTTGACAATTTTTTCGACGTTGAAAGTACTGAGGAAGATGTCATCATTCTCTGCTTTGTAGTCAGGTTTATCCTCACAGAACTCACGCTCCACATCATACATGAGAGAACGAGTGATTGAATCTACAGTCTCCAAAGAAGGAGCAGTCACTGTATCTGCTTTGTAGTCAGGTCCGAACAGTCGCTTTATTGTATTCTCAAATAGTCGAGCATACATATCCAAGTGTCGGTTATAAATGGCGAAGTATTCACGCCGGTCATCTTCTGTTTTAAAGTTGGGGATGTTCATGCGTATTGGGGGAGGTTAACGTTGGAGTGCTCGAAAAATGCTGGCATTCGTGCAGACCGTGTAGCCGAAAGCTCAGGAGCTTTTCCTTCATACATCAAACGGTCACTCGAATCCAACCAAAATTTTTTATCAAGATATTTATCCTGGGTATTATTACCTAGTGGTTGTAGGATCCAGTTAATAGTCGCCTTCCTCAGTTTATCCAAGGAAGGGGACCAGCTGAGTCCCAACTCTTCACAGACAATACTGTTACAGGCAACATGGATCTGTTCATCTCTGCTGATATCGGCAGATACTGTTCGCATTCCAGCGTCACCGTTAAACCGAAAGAACGGGAGTAATACGAAGAAAATTGCACGCTCGGCAACCATCGCTTTGACGACAGTGTGGTCAGGATGCGAAGTCCACGCTTCGCGGAGTTTGAGAGCTTCGGATTCAGCCTTAGGATCAACCCCGTAAGCTTCTGCGATGTAACCGAGAGCCAGGTCGTGGTTTTCTTCGTCTTTGATATTTGATTTAAGTAGCTCCCGCGCCAAACTTGGAACCTCAGTATTGAGTGCATTTTGGATAAATTCACCGACGGGTAGCTCCATATGTCGAATAGCAAGAGCACGGAAGATCGTCTCTTCCGAACCCTCTTTTACTTTCCCTGCAGTGGTTTGTACGGGTGTCCACTTCCGTTTACGATTTAGTAGTTTCTGATAAGGGTTCATTCCTGACAATCACATGTAAGTTCATCATTTAGCAAACTGTTCAGGTAATCGTCTACGTCTCCGTCATCTAGAGCAGCATACGCATCAGATTTGTCCTGAACATTTCCCATCACTTGAAGGGAATAATAAAGGGAAGTCTGGGGCGATTCAAGCCACTGCTCAACGAAGTCTTCATCGTAGGTTACAACATCACTCCAAGAGTTGAAGCTATAACCGTGAGCAAGTCCAGTATTATTAAGAAGGGTCATGATGCCATCAGCAACACGCTTGTAGTCATCCCAACCAACTTCAGAGGCGATCTCAACATCACCATATTCATAAGTCTGTACACCAAAGGTGTCGCTATCACGATCCACAGTACGTGCAATCGGTGGAGCAATCTCAGGGGCACAGGTGTAACCATCACGGTCCACGGAGCGGTAGCTACAAGACGCTGTGGGAGCGATTGCAAAGGCTCGCACCATCTTGTTGTACCGAGCCACTTCAGCGGCTTCCTGGATCCCCTGGGCTAGAGCTTGGACTAGGAGATAAGCAGGGCTATGTCCACGTCCACCGTTGTTATACACATCCAGTGCTTTACCGAATTTCTTGTAGCTTACGTTATGTCGTCTGAGGAGGTTCGCGAGGCCAAGCATACCAAGTCCGACTTGTCGATCAATGCTTGAAGGAAGATACTCGCCTGATTCTCCGACGCCTGTCTTTGAATGGAGTTCACACAATTCCGACATGCCGTGTACGAAAGCGCGAGGGATGTCGTCGATTTCACAGGCACCAAGATTGACGTGCTGTAAGAGGCATGTTCCTCGTGAGGGCAAGTAAACTTCAAGACAGACATTTCCGTAGATTCGGTTTCCATTGTTGTCATACCTAATTTTGTTTAGCCAGATGTCACCTCGCTTGATACCTTCAAGCAACTCCTCTTTACACGTCGCATCCTTCCACATTTGGTCGGTAAGGTTGACGCATCGTTTAACCCAAGGAAGTTCGTGACGTGGGGCGTTGATAAATTCAAGGATATCAGGGTGATCGAAATCCATGTGCAGCACCACAGCCCCATTCTTGTAGATGCCACCACGACGGAGTGTTTCATTTAGGGTTGAGTAAATACGACCAAATGAAATAGGTCCAGAAGCAGTCAACCCCTTACCGTTCTCATGACCCCGAGGACGGAGTTTACTGAGATGCACAGCACACCCTGCACCATATCGTAAGGCATGGCTGACAAAACGCCAAGAGGCTTCAATACCCTCAGGGCCTTCCATTGAGTCATCAACAACAAAGACGGTGCATGATACGGGGAGCCGGGAAGTCGGATCATCAATCCAACTCTGCACACGTCCGGTCCGAGCAATAAGTTCAGTGGTGATAGTAGTCACGAGTAATTAACGGTAGTTTGTGTACGAACGTGGATGCACTCCATCACTGGAATCATAGCCACCAATAAATTGGAATCCATATTTCTTGGCTAATGCTTCTAGTTGTTGATTATATTTAGAGTAGGGACCAGCAAGTGGAGCACCGGCTAATCTAACATTTCTTGCACCAGATTGTTTTAGAAACTTGAGCTGTGCTTCTACACTTTTTATGTCACCAGAATTTAATACACCTGACGATAAAATTACATTTGCACCACGATAATAGTCTGCCCCTTTCCTTTTCATAAAAGCTAACTGATCTGCGCTGCTTCTACCCCAAGCTGCTTCAGAGTTTTCGTTACCTTTTGCTCCACCATATCCAATACCTGTAGCAACACTATCACCAGTAACAATAGTTTTACTAGAAGATAGAGGTGAAGGTGAAGTAGATTTAGGTTTAATTTGCGTGTTATTGGAAATAGTTTGAGGGGGTACGAATTGAGGGGTAGGTGGTGTTGGTATCATGGATGGGGATGTGCCTTGTGATTGTATTTTTAAAGCTTCACTTAAAATTTCTTTTTGTGTTTTTGTACCAACGTTGTTAATCATTTCTTGATTATGCAACGCCCATTTTCTTAAATTTTCTTTATTGTTCATTTGACAAGATCTCCAAGTTCAGGTGGTTTGTAGTTAGGACCCTTCAGGACCTTACCATCTGCCCGGTAAATGGGCTGTCCATTTTCATCAAGTTTGGACATATTAGATTGATGGACACGATCCAGTGCTTCATCTAGATCCCATCCTTCATTAGCTGCATATTGATAACAAACGTACACAAGGTCAGCTAGTTCCTTTAGTACATGATCAAGTGGTTCGTGATGGTAAGCTTCGTGAAACTCACTCCACTCTTCATCGATCAAAGCTTTCTGTTTCGGTCTCCCATTCGTCCCAGATTGAATTCGATAGGACTCTCTGAACTCGGCTGCTTGTATTGAATTCAGGCTTGGTTTCATAATCGACTTCATTCTGTAAGTAGTGGATAGCTTTTTCTAGATCTTTAATATAGGCATGAGACATGCTTTTGCCTTCAATGCCTTTCTTCCCAGCTCGGCAGATGTATTTAACAGCGTTACCAAGATGGAAGTTTAGTTCCTGTCGTCGGATAAAGTCTCCGACTTCCCAGGAATTGCCATAGTGAGAGGGTGACTCGGCCATTGTTTTACTAGGTTAGATACGGTGTTAGATAGTGCAAAGCATTGACGTTGAAGAGCAAGGAAGACGGTAATGATGTCCTCCTTCTTTGCTTCAGGTTTATTTAGAATGTCCTTCAGTTGTCTCATCTTTAGATCCTGCTCCATCGTCAACTCGATAATCGGCGGCGGGGGTCCAAAGGATTGGGGATTGGTTGGCATGGTCATAATCATCATTGGTGAGGATCTTTGCGAGCCTCGCGTTCTCCAGGGCGACATCCTCATCAAGGTCTTTTCCAGCAAACGCTTCCACCACGGTTTTCCACGAGTAGCCTTCTGCTTCAAATAATGAGACGGCACGTTTAATACCAATACCGGGTACTCCGGCATATCCATCAGTTTGATCTCCTGCTAAGGTTTGAATGAGATGCCACTTCCTCCCCTCTTTCTCAGTCACACTCATCTCCTCCTCCATGTTGTAAAGGCGACCAGGGATCTG